CAAGACCGCATACAACAATCAAAAGAAATACGTCGATCCATACACCGCGATTGATCACCCCTTTGGTGGTGGTGGAACTTATGAAAAGCGTCGGCGCCTTAATGGCGGAATGCCTGGCACCGGGAGAAATTACTGCCGTCGTGTCGGCATCACAAGCTGCAATGGCGTAAGCATTGAGCACACAGTACGCAGCATCAGCAAAAACGGCAAAACGGCTAACGCATTCGAGAACTTAACAAGCACTGTTGTTGTAAACGTAGGTGATGAGCTTGTCGTAACGCTCGGCATCGGCCGGCAAGATCCAAAATTCTTGGAAGGCGACGCAGAGGGCGTTACTTATCCCACCTTGGATGATGTGCGCTCCAGTGTTGATGGTGAGCTGCGACGCTTTGATTCGCAGCTGCGCCTTGGTGCGACATTCATGATTGGTCGGACGATTTGGCAAGTCACTGCAAGGCCAACAGAAGCGTATGATCCCAAAAGACGCGCTCATCGTGAAAGCGGTTACAGCATTACGCTGCGCTGTATTGATGCTTATGGCGAAGATGGCGTGCGACGTGTCGGCATCGTGGCACCCGCTGCTATTCGGCGCGACAACTACTTGCCTTATGCGGACATCGAAGAAAGTTTTTATCCAATTACGCAGTACGAAATCGGCAGCATTCAAAATACACGCCGATGTGATGTAACCGAGATCGGCATCAAATCCCAAGTGTGGTGCCGGTTTAACAACATTACTAATTTCAACACGCTGAAGACGGCCGGCCAAATGGCACGGGCCAACAAAGATAACGTCGTCTTGCGTGAAGGCAAGATGACAAAATACGCGGAGCGGGTTTCATTCTTTGCTGTTGACGTTCGCCCAACAAACACTGATGCAGTACTGGACAGGACACGCAACAGAGGTTGGATCAACCTTGGTCCATACGTGTTTGCGGTGCTTGGCGACAGTCCTGTTGATCTGTTTTCGTTTATCCGCATTACACACCCCAACCGATCACAGCTTGAATTTCAGCTGCGCCCGATTCCCAGTGCCGTATTTGCACAGCAAAGCGGCGGCGGGACTGCGTTTGCCCTTGACGGAAGAACCCCTTACGTCGATTGGATCAGCGACAACTACATCGGCACCTTCCGCATCGGAGCGCGTGGGCACTTTATTGAAGTCAAAGACTATTTCACCCATTCTGAGATGGCGGCCAAGCCTGGCCTGCTGGAAGATTTTGTTTACGGCGAATGGATTGCAAGTGGTGTCACTGGTGTTACGCGCATCAATGTAGTCTCTAGGACAACTAACTCATACATCAACGCCGGTGATTCCGCTTCTATCTATCAGATCAGCAATATCCTTTCAAACGCCCTTGGTACAGACCCGTATCACGCAAACCTATCTGCGGGTGAAACTGCACAGCTTCAAAATTGGGTGTACGACGATGGTACGCGCTCGGTCAATATGACGCTGCATCTCAGGGTGTTTGAAGACAGACCTTGGTACACAGTAAAAAACAAATGGTGGCAAGTTGACTTTGTTGAAGTTACGTCAAGCACTGGCAATTGGAGTGATGGCGAATCTTTCAACAAAGCATCGCAGTCGGCAGACGGCACGCTTTACTACTTTGTCTATGAGGTACAGGTCGGTAGCGGCTATGTAGAAAATGATTTGTCGTATGGCGCTACGCGACTGTTTGAGAAATACAGCAAGATTGCAGAGGTTTCGCATTACGGCGATCTAGTCACACGCAGCTGCGACAGTGGCCCCGAGCATGAAGTGGTCTACGTCAATGAATGCTTATCCGAAGATCCAATACCGTCATACGCCAACTGCGCTGTAACTGGCCTCAAATTGCGCTCTAGCGATAATTTCACACGGCTAGACCAATTGCGTTGCTACATCAAGGAAGGCATCCATGTAGAGCGACTGACAGACGGGGGCACCGGAGCCAGCAATCTTCTAACCGATCTGTTCTGGTATCTAGTTACCAATACAGATACAGGTGCTGGATCCATTATGGACTCCAGCTTGGTGGACCGTGACGCACTTGTTGAGACAGGCAGGTATCTGAAGGCTAATCAGCTGTTCTTTGATGACGCGATTGCAGAGCCGATCAATTTGCGTTCGTGGTTGAGCCAGATTGCTCCATCAGTGCTGTGCTACACCTCCATCAAAAATGGCAGGTTATCGCTGGAGCCGGCCCTGCCCTACGACGGCAACTACGAGATAGACGCCAATACACCAATCGCCATCAGCGCAATGTTTACCGACGGCAATATCATCGACGAATCGTTAAAGATTGACTGGCTAGAGCTTGAAGACCGCAAACTATTTCAGGCTGCAGTTATTTACACATGGAGCGGCTTGAACAAGGTTCCAGAACAGCAAACCTTGATTGTGCGTTACAGCACGCCTGACGCTAGCAGTTTGCCGCTTGAGGAATTTAGCCTGCCGCATATTACGACACCACAGCACGCGCTTCTAGCCGCCCGATATTTCTTGGCTGTCCGCAAGCATGTAACACATACGATTACATTTCAAACCCTGCCGTGGGGCCTTGATCTTGCGCCTGGTAGCTATATCAGGGTTTCAAGTGAGCTAAGCCCTTACAACCCCACGAACAATGGCATAGTCAAGGCAGACGGTACAGTTATCTCTGCAGTGCCACTAACTGATGGCACTTACGCAGTGCATTACTGGGAGCGCAGCCAAACGGAAGTTGAAACCGGCCAACTAGTGATCACCAACGGCAAAGCACAAAATATGCGCGACTCTGTTTTCTCCGTGTATAACGCAAACCAGCTAAGCAGCGTTTACATGATTGAAGCGCTGGACATCAACGAGGATGGTATCGTCACGATCAAAGCAAGCAATTTTCCAGTAGACGCAGACCGGCGCAGCCTCATCGCACGGGATACAGTAGATGCAGATTCGGCTTTTGAGTTCGTCGGGGGGCAAGCGCTGTAATGGCCTATCCATCACTGCAGCCAACAGGCCGCCGTTTTGATGCTGGCGACTATCCGTACAAGACCTTCCAATCGCAAAGCGGCAAGGAGGTGCGGATTCTTTACGGAGACAAGCGCACCGGCATGACGCTTGATCTGCAATACGACAACATCACCGACACCGAAGCCGATGATTTTGTCGCCCATTACGACGAAGTGAAGGGCGGCTTCACAGCGTTTACGCTTCCCGCTGCGTTCCGCACTGGCTGGAGCGGTGATGCCGCTGCGATTGATGCAGCAACCGGCAACCAATGGCGGTACAGCGACCCGCCGAGTATTGCGTCAGTGCGGCCTGGTATTAGCAGCGTTACAGTAAGACTGGTGGGTGTGCTCTGATGGCCAAGGTTTACACAGGCCGTGATGGCCGCCTTTTGATTGACGGCACTGAGCAGATCAAGGTCAGTAACTGGAGTCTGACCGGATCGCTTGAAGTGCTGGAAACCACCACGCTTGGCGAGTCGCAACGAACCTACACGCCTGGCGTGCAAGAGTTTAACGGCAACGCAACGCTGCTGTACTACAAAGACAATGACGGCCGCAATGACGCGGCAACAGCACTCAAGAAAGTGCTGCGCATTGATGGCGTATCTGGTGGCGATACGGTAACTATGCGGCTGCGCTTGGTTGATGGCACTAGCAATAGCGATGTGCAGCTAACTGCGTATATCACTAGCGTCAGCTTTGGCGCCAGCGTTGGCGAAGTCAGCTCTGCGCAGATCAGCTTCCAAGGCACTGGTGCGTTGACTGAGGTGACGATCTAATGGGCGTTTACCTTGGCAACATCGGCAACGTAGAGCTGGCAAGGCGGTCTATTGAGGACGGCCTAACAAGTATCGTCAATCCATCAGACGTAAACGCAAGCCGCAATCGGTTTAGCTTTGATTTTGATGAAGGCTGCTTGATCAGCGGTGATTTCATTGAGATCTCCAGCACAGACGGCACAACGCTTGATTTTGTTGACGCAAGCGGCTGGAGCGATAACACCGTCTACGGAAGCGGAAATTGGTTCATTTTTATTGATGAACTAGGCGGCATTCGTCTGTACGACAATTTTGACGACAGCCTTGAAGGCAGCACTGCAGGTCTAGTGCCACTTGCTGCAATTGCACGCGACATTCCAATTCAAGTTACTGTTCGAGATCGTGGCAGCAGGTTGCTTGCCTGCGTGACTGATTACGAACTAAATACAAACCGCGAGACGGTTGATGTCACTGCACTGAGCGACCGCTACAGGCAGCAATACAGCAGCTTGATCACAGGCTCGGGTCGTATCACAGCGCAGTGGGATTACGTCAACGAGGCCGGCCAAGAGCCAGTGCATTACTTGATGCAGCTGGTTTTGCGTACTGAAATAGGTTCTGGGCTGCATATGAAGTTGTATGTCAAAAGCGCGGATACTGACGCATCGGGCGGACCTTTTTCTGCAACGCAGCTGAATGATGCGCTGTGGTGGGAGTTTGACGCGCTGATCACGAACAGTGCTACCAGCTTTGCGCCAGGCAACATCATTGTGTCCACAATCGACTTTGTGGCTACTGGCGCGATCAAACTTCGAGCGCGGACGACAACCCAAAGTCGGTTGCTGCAAGAAGCTGGAGACCCAATTTTGCTGGAGCAAGGCGGGTACTTGCTGTTGGAAGGCGAGGACGCCGCCTAAGATGGTTGCAATGAGGTAGCACGCACAATGGCCGACCTGCGGATCAGCGAACTACAAACGCTTGCAGGCGCCAACCTTGCAGCGGGCGACTACATGCCGTTGGCGGACGTTAGCGCTAGCGAGTCTCGCAAAATCACCGTTACAGATTTTCTCGGCAATGCCGTAACGCTGCTGGCGGATGACACCATCCCAAGCGGCAAGATTTTGTTTGGGTCAGGCACAATTCCTGGCACGGCACTAGAGACTGGCACTGTACCAACCGGCGCATTAGCTGCCAATGCGGTCAGTGCAAGCAAACTGGCGGATCGTTCAACCGTCAACCTCGTTTCAGCGCTTCCGGCGTCTGGATCGTTCATTGGCCAGCTGGCGCTTGATGTAAGCGGTAGCACTGTTTACTGCTGGGATGGGTCGCAGTGGCTGTCCATCAAAGCCGCTGGTTCTGTTAATACAGTCATTGGCGATAGCGGCGGAATCGTCAATATCAGTATCAACCAAGTAGGCGATAGCGTCACGATCAGCACCACGCTGGATGACACCACTGCAGCAGGGCAATTCCTTGCTGGTCCTAGTGGCAGCGCAGGTGCCGCAAGCTACCGCACCATTGCACCAGCTGATCTGCCAACTGCTGCGACTGGCGCAAAAGGCGCCGTTCAGGTCAACGGCAATGGCCTTGCGATGAACGGTGATCGTATTGAAATTGACAATACGGTTGCTGCAAATACTGCTGCGTATCATGTCACCCAATATGACGCAAATGGCCTGATTACCGCAGGTCGCGCAATCACCGGCGCAGATCTTCCGGCGGCAACTGCCAGCACGCTCGGTGTTATGTTTCCAGGGAGCGGCCTGGCGGTCACAAATGAAGGCGAGCTAAACCATAGCAATAACATCACCGCTGGCACGCACACCAAAGTCACGATTGACGCGCAAGGTCATGTAACTGTTGGCGCAGATCTTGACGCTGCAGACATCCCAGAAATCAGCACTGACAAGCTGACCAGTGGTGAGCTGCCGACAGATCGCATTGCTGATGATGCAGTCACTGGCGCCAAGCTTGCCAACTCTTCTGTTACTCAATTCGGTGGTGCCGCCAGCACTGAAGGCGTTGTCACTTTCCCGACTGCTGAATTTACAGGTCAGTATTTCTTTGACAGCATCAACGGTGATCTTTACTTGTGGGATGGCAATGCTTGGCAAGCAATTACGATCACCGCAGGTGAAATCATTTACGCAGGCACATTTGATGCTTCTGCCGGCTCCGGCACGGGTCAAATTGCATCGCTGACAACTGCTGGTCAAGCAATCGGTTTGACCGTTGGGAGCGCATTGCCAGCCGCTAGCGCTGCTAACAATCGCTATTACTTAGTCGTCAGCGTTGGCGGCACGATCACAAGCGGCAACGCGCCAAACGTTGCGCTTGCTGCGCCGGACATGATCCTGTCCAATGGCAGCAGCTGGGAAGAGATTGACGTTTCCACATCTGTTACTGGCGCCACGCAGGCAAGCAACATTACGGTCACGCCTGCTGGTGGCATCCAGTCCACCAATGTGCAAGCAGCGCTGGAAGAGCTTGATACCGAGAAGATTGGCGCAGCTGGCGCCACAATTACAGGTGAGCTGCTGATCGGCACGACTGGTGCGCTGGCATTTGAAGGCAGCACTGACAATGCGTATGAGACCTATTTGGCTGTTACCGATCCGACAGCTGATCGAACAATCACCTTTCCAGATCGCAGCGGCACAGTCATCACGTCTGGAGACACTGGCACGGTCACAAATACGATGCTTGCCGGCAGCATTGCGCTAAGCAAGCTGGCAAACCTGACCAGTGGCAGCATTATTGTTGGCAGTGCTGGTAATGTGCCAACTGCTGTTGCTGTAACGGGTGATGTCACCATTAGCAATGCAGGCGTTACGGCAATTGCTGCAGGCGCAGTCATCAATGCTGACATCAGCGCTAGTGCTGCGATTGCATTCAGCAAGCTGGAGGCTTTGAACAGTGGATCGCTTTTGGTCGGTAATGCAAGCAATGTCGCCACTGCAGTAACACCAACCGGAGATGTAACCATCTCCAATACTGGCGTCACTGCCATCGCTTCTGGTGTCATTGTTAATGCTGACATCAACGCATCAGCAGCTATTGCAGATACCAAGCTTGCCACCATTAGCACTGCTGGCAAGGTAAGCGGCGCTGCAATCACGAGCGGCAACATCAGCACTAGCGGCAGCATTGCGACCACAAGCACACTTGCTGTTGGGCAATCAAGCGCTGCCGCAAACACCGATCTAGACCTTGCCGGCACCTATGCGCAAACAGTTGTAACCGTCTCTGCGCTTGATGTTGATTGCAGTACAGGCAACTACTTCATCAAAACGATCAACGCCAACAGCACTTTTACTTTTAGCAATGTACCAGCCAGCCGCGCCTATAGCTTCACCTTGGAGCTGACGCATACAAGCGGCACTGTGACGTGGCCTGCTGCGGTAAAGTGGCCAGCAGATACAGCGCCAACATTGACTGCAGGCAAGACCCATTTGTTTATGTTTGTCACTGATGACGGCGGCACTCGCTGGCGCGGTGCGGCACTTGTGGATTACGTGAACTGATATGGACAGGCTCACTCAATCGCTATTTACGGCTTCAGCGGGGCAAGCCACTGATCCCTTAAACCCGCTGGATTTGACTATCGGGCAGTCGTATGGCGGCGGATATTTTGCCGGGTATATCAGCCATACTGCAAATAGCGTGCCGACTCATGCGTTGATCGTTGCGCCTAGGGCAACTGGTGAAACACAGGCCGTGATGAAAACTACAGATACAGCAACATCTGGTACACAAAGCCGTTATGACGGTGCAGCTAACACGGCAAATATGAACAATACGGCACACCCTGGCGCTTATTTTTGCGCCAATTTATCAACAGGCGGTTACAGCGACTGGTATATGCCTGCAATTGACGAGCTTGATATTGCTTACCAAAACCTTAAACCAGACTCAACGGCAAATTTCACTTTTTACAGTCCAGCAAACAATTACTCAGTGCCTGCTCGCACTTCCGGCTATACGTCAAGCGTGCCAGGTCAAACAACAGTTAGCGCGTTTCAAGCAGGCGGCAGCGAAGCATTTACTACATCAGTTTCTGGCACAGCTGTTGGCACATGGTCATCAACGGAAGGTGGTAGCGGAACCTATGGGCTTTACCTGTCTTTTGCAGATGGCAGTCAATCCAATATCCCTAAGTCTGGTTACTCATACATGGTCCGCGCTTTCCGCAAAGTTGCGGTCTAACCCTGCAGTTCAGCCATGTACGTTCTCGCCCCTAACCAAATTGTTGCGGTGTATCCGTACTCAGTGGATGCACTGAAGCGTGACAACCCAACCACAAGCTTTCCTGCACAACTCAGCGATCAAGACCTCGCTGCTTGGAGCGTGTACCCAGTAACCGCAACAGAACCACCGGCCTGCGATCCAGCAACACAAACTTGCACGCAAATCAATCCAGTATTTAACAACAACGCTTGGGTTATGCGATGGGAAGTGACACAAGCATCTGATCAAGAGATCGCCGCACGCTTGCAAGCAAAAGAGCTTGAAGTGCGACTTGAACGCAACGCAAAACTTGCTGATTGCGACTGGACGCAACTGCCGGATTCGCCTGTAGATGCGACGCCTTGGGCTGTCTACCGTCAAGCACTGCGCGATGTGCCGAGCCAGGCAGGGTTTCCGTGGAGTGTTCAGTGGCCATCACAGCCCTAAACTACTGTTACGAGCTGCGCCGCCATGATCTATCCCGCCACATACGACATCACGATCCTGCAAAACGCGACGTGGAGCGGGACGTTCAGGGCAACGCAAAACCGGCAACAGCTGACCAGCATCAGCATCGACGCTGGGACGCCAACATTCCTGTGCAGCTGCCACGGCTTCAGCGCTGGCGACAAGGTGGTATTTACAGGTGGTACGCTGGTGCCATGCGGGTTGACGCTCAATGCGGTGTATTACGTCATCGCGGCCGGCTTGACCACCGATGCGTTCCAGGTCAGTGCCACCAGTGGCGGCAGCAGTATCAGCGTTAGCGGCAGCGCGACGGGTACGTTTTATGTTGCTGAGCCGCTGAACCTCGGTGGCTACACGGTTGATGCGGATATCAAGGGCTTGACGGATCTCGTGCAGGTGGCGACTTTTACGCCAACACTGACCGATGCCGCTAACGGCGAGTTCACGCTGGAGCTAACACCTGCCACGTCTGCTGGCATCGACGCTGGCCGCTATGGCTACGACGTAAGCCTGACCAGCGCAGGTGGCGCCCGCTATTATTGGCTTACAGGCGTGGCAACTGTGCAGACCACCTATTCGCGGAACTGAGCCATGTCGGATGTGCAAATCGCTGTTATTGATCAGCAAAATACGCAAGTCACACTTGCTGTTCCTGGCATCCAAGGCCCGTCATCGCTTGCAGATGGCGACAAAGGCGATATTACTGTCAGCGCATCTGGCGCTACTTGGACAATTGACAGCGGCGCTGTCAGCACAAGCAAGCTAGGTGGTGACATTACCACAGCCGGCAAAGCACTGCTAGATGACGCTGATGCAACTGCTCAGCGCACAACACTTGGCTTGGCCATCGGTGTTGACGTTCAAGCTTATGACGCAGATACCGCCAAGGTGGATGTTGCTCAAACTTTTACGGCGGCACAGCGCGGCGAAATCACGGCATTGACTAGCGCTGCAACTATCACGCCTGATTTTGCTGATAGCAATAATTTTAGCGTAACATTAGACACCAACGCGACACTAGCTAATCCGACTAATTTAACTGCAGGTCAATCCGGCGCTATTTGGATCACGCAAGACGCCACCGGTAGCCGCATATTGTCTTATGGCAGCTACTGGGATTTTACGGGAGGTGCTGCGCCAACGCTGACTACAACAGCCGCTGCCGTTGACTGCTTGGTTTATGCCGTGCAGTCGAGCACCAAAATTACCGCCACCTTGCTCACAAACCTAAGCTAATGATCCCCGGAAGCACTAATACTCTGCTGCTTGCTAGCGCTGGTGCTGCTGAGTACCAGATTGAACGTAGCGTTCGGTTTAACTCAGCCGATAGTGCTTATCTGAGTCGTACACCTTCTGTTGCTGGCAACAGGAAGACGTGGACCTGGGCGGGGTGGGTGAAGAGGAGTGGATTGGGAACAGAGCGGGCTTTGTTTGGGACTACCGATGCCTCAGCAAATACAACAAGTCTCACCTACAAAGGCAGCACTGATACTTTTCAGTTCTATCAGTTTACCTCTGGATCGTACAACGGGAACAAGATTACTACCCCAGTTTATAGGGACACATCAGCGTGGATGCACGTTGTCGCGGTGTGGGATACCACAAATGCAACAGCGAGCGATAGAATGCGTCTGTATGTCAATGGCGAGCGTGTAACTAATTTTGGCACAAGTTCCGACCCATCTCTAAATTCAGACAGTCGCTGGAATCAAAATGTTTACCATTCGATTGGACAACTAAATGGTTCTTACTATTTCAGCGGCTACCTTGCCGACATCCACTTTATCGACGGCCAAGCCCTAGACCCCACCAGTTTCGGTGAGTTCGATGCCAACGGAGTGTGGCAGCCCAAGGCTTATGAGGGCAGCTACGGCACCAACGGATTCCACCTTCCGTTCTCCGATAACAGCACCGCTGCAGCACTTGGTACGGACACTAGTGGCAACAGCAACACCTGGACCGTCAATAACATCTCTGTCGCTGCTGGTGCAGGCAACGACTCCCTCGTAGACACCCCAACCAACTACGGCACCGATACAGGCGCTGGTGGAGAGGTGAGGGGGAACTATGCGACGTTGAACCCGCTTGATGCTGGCATAACTGGACTATCTAACGGAAACCTTGACGCTGCTAGTGCCAACGCTTATCCAACCATCATTCCTGGATCAGGGCAGTGGTATTACGAAGTAAACAGCACTGGTTACACATGGGATGGCACTAGAGCTAACTGGACTCCCAGGGCTGGATCACATAACTTTGGCCAGAGGGTGTGGGCATCATCCGCCCCCAGCGGCTTCAAGGCGCTCTGCACAACGAACCTGCCCGAGCCGACGATTGCTGACGGCAGCACGGCGATGGATGTGGTACTGGATACTGGTGCAAACATCCTGACTGCTGCCCAAGGCGCGATTGGCGGCAGTGCTGATCTGCTGTGGATTAAAGATCGCGCTAACGCCAACAACCATCAACTAATTGATACGGTACGTGGTGGGACAGCGACTCTGCAATCAAACACTGCTGCTGCTGAAACCACCTACTCCGCGCCATCTGGCAGTTCTGTCGCCTGGAGCTGGGACGCCGGATCCTCAACAGTCACCAACAACGATGGCACTATCACTTCTCAGGTGAGGGCTAATCCGAGTGCGGGGTTCTCGGTTGTTACTTATTCGGGGAATGGGGTAGTTGGATCAACCATCGGGCATGGTTTAAATGCTGTTCCAAGTATGCTTATTGTTAAGCCTCGGACGGGAGTAACGGCATATGGCTGGAGAGTTTATCACGCTTCAACCGGCAACACTAAATACTTCAACCTTAATCTCACTAACGGGGCAGTTACTTATACTGATTGGAACTCAACTACTCCGACCTCTAGTGTTTTTACTGTAAATGGTACCCCAGCAGGAACAGTCAACGTTTCAGGAAGCACTTACGTCGCCTACTGCTTCGCCCCCGTCGAAGGCTATAGCGCGTTCGGCACCTACACCGGCAATGGCAGCGCAGATGGGCCGTTTGTTTACTTGGGCTTCCGACCCGCGCTTGTCCTCCTCAAAATGTCCAGCAGCACCGGCAACTGGACGATGCTCGACTATCAGCGCGAAGGGTACAACGTAGACAACGATCCGCTCTATCCCAACCTTACCAATGCTGAAAGCACAACTGATTTGATCGACATCACCAGCAACGGATTTAAGGTGCGCACCGCTGATGCAAGCGTGAATACCAACGCCGGCACCTACATCTACGCCGCCTTCGCTGAAAACCCCTTCAAAACCGCTCGCGCACGTTAGCGGTAGAGTACGACCAACGCTGGACGACCATGTTCCTTCTTGACGGCAAACCGCTTAGCCCTGATGTTGCCTTCACGGACATCAACGGCATTCAGCGCCCTGCAAATTGGCTGCGCCTCTCAAGCCCAGAAGAACGCACGGCTGCAGGCATCACAGAAGTGCCCGATCCGCCGATTTGGGATCAACGCTTCTATTGGGGTTATGACGCCGATGGGCAGCTGATTCCTAAGGATCACGCTGAGCTGTGCAAGCAGTGGATTGCAACCACACGCACGACTGCCAATACGCTGCTGACCCCAAGCGATTGGATGGTGATCCGCGAGGCAGACAATTCAACAGTCATGGATCCTGGCTGGAAAACATGGCGCGAATCAATCCGCCTTGCCGCAGACGAAAAGGTGCTTTATATCGGCACCACAAATGACACAACAGATTTAGCGGCATACATTACAGGCGAAGATTACCCAGCTTGGCCAAATGATCCTAACGCTCCTGTTGCTGACTCTTCTGATGGTGGGATACAGCCTGTTGGCGATCAACCCACGCCGTGACGACTGATGGCAGTACGCGCTAAAACCGGCACTGGCAAAGTAGAAATTATCCCTAAGCGCAAGAAGACGCGCCAAGGAAACGGACAACACAGCCGCCCCCGTGGTACGCGCAAGCTTCGTCGCGGGCAGGGTCGCTAAGCTGGTGAAGTAGCCATTGCTGCCATGATTGAAATCATTGCCGCAGTGGCCGGCGCAAGCATCAGCGTTGCAGCCATGGGGGCTGCTGGTGCCAGCAAGCGCAATGAGGAGGCAAGAAATGCCGTTGTGCGACTCACTGCAGCTGTTGAGCACATAGCAACTCAGCTAGAGGTACTGCATACCGACATGAAAGAAGACCGCAAGGAAACTTACGGGCGGTTGTCTACGGTAGAGCAAAGGGTATCTAAGCTAGAAGCAAGACCACCGACCTGACATGGATCCCACCACACTTGCCACGATTGCAATTCTTGTTGCTGCAGGCTCTGAAATTATTGCACTGCTGCCGATTAAAGAAAACGCTTGGGTGCAGCTGATCGTCAAGGCGCTTAAGGTTGTATTCCCAAAGAAGCCTGGCTGATCCGCTTTGGTGATAAGGACTGGCGCGATCATCTGAAGCAGTGGGCGCAGGACTACAAGTTCCATGCGACGCTGCCAGCAAGGCTAGATCGCGCCGAAGCGGATTGGCACGCAACACAACCACCGACCACGCCAAAGCCTGTGATCGAGGATCACGACAATGGCAGCATGAGCATCAAAGCGCCATGGTCAAGCTGACGGATCTGTTCAAGTATTACAAGCACGGCACACCGCATCAAATGGCGGCAGTGGCGGAGCTTGAGGCTGAATTGATGGCTGCGGCGCCGCAAGTGTTTAACCGCGACAGGTCGTGGTATAAAACCTGGCAAGCAGGCGGCAAGCGGAATAATTATGCCTCAGCCATAAGTCTGATAAAAGACTTCGAGGGCTGCCACCTTAGTGCATATCCCGATCCGCTGCACGGCTGGGATGTGGCGACCATCGGCTATGGCACCACGCGTTACAGCGATGGGCGCAAGGTGCAACGTGGTGATCAGATCACAGTGGTTGATGCAAACCAACTGCTTGATCTTGAGGTAGAGCGCATCGTCGATAAGCTGCGCCGCACGGTGCCGTATTGGAATGAGATGCCGGCAAATAAGCAGTCAGCGCTGATCAGCTTCGCTTACAACCTTGGCGCTGATTTTTGCGGCCTGGCTGGCTTTGAAACCATCAGCAGATGCCTGCGCGAACGTGACTGGGCAGCGGTGCCGGCGGCATTTGAGCTGTATAGAAACCCTGGCAGCAACGTAGAAGCTGGTCTGTTGCGGCGTCGCAGGGCAGAAGGCAAGTTATGGACTGGTGAGCAGCAGCAAGATCCATTGCGGTTGTCGCCTAGCTCACCATTTAACGCACGCATTACACCGCACATCCGGCTTGGTGAGTTTGCGCTTGATCAAGAGGTGCGGCGATTTGACCATCAATATCAAGTGGATACAGCAGCAGAACTTGCGTCATTTCTTGAGCGTGCACGCACTGCATTTGGCGGCAAGCCGGTGATCATTACCAGTGGCTATCGCCCGCGATCAGCGAATGCAGCAGTTGGCGGCGCCAGTCGCAGCGAACACCTATATAGCGCACCGAATGTTGGTGCAGTTGATTTTTGCTTGCAAGGCGTTGATATTTACAAGGTGCAGCAATGGTGCGATGATCATTGGCCGTATTCGCTAGGCTATGGCGCACCCAAGGGGTTTGTGCATCTCGGAATGCGTCAAGGCAAGCCACGCGTGCGATGGGATTACTAGGCTGGTGTAGCTGACCACACCATGTGGATCACTGCATTGATGGCGCAAATCTCATCCCAAAACGCAGTGCAAAACATAGATTTAGGCAGCAGATCTTTGAGGCATGGCAACATCAATGTGCATATTGCGGTGAGCTGGCGGATACGTTAGATCACGTCAAGCCACGCCATAAAGGCGGCGCTACGGTAACCACTAACTTGGTGCCAGCGTGCCGACCATGCAACCGGCAAAAGGGTAGCGAACACTGGCAGGAATGGTTTAGAAATCGCGCGTCGTATCTTTTAGATCGTGAACTTGCGATTGCGCATTGGATAGCATCTGGTGATAGAACACTTTAGCTTGCCATTCTTGCTTGTGATCTTTACACATACCAGCAATGCAAACACGCCAAGTATCACCGACTTTTTGCATGGTTGGTTCCAAGTGGCGTGCCCTCCATTGGGTTGTTGATGAGCATACGCAGCCTATTGATGCCACGGCGCTGCAGGTCGCAAAGCGTTGCACGCGATAAGTTCATTTGCTTTTCAAGGTCACCCCATGGCACCGGATGACGGCCGTTCCTGGCGTAAATGATTTGACGCGTGCGGTCATCTAAATACTTGTCGCAGTAATCACGCAATAATTCAAGCTGCCAGTCCTGCTCATAGTCATATGTATTTGGGTCGGCGATTACATCAAGAATTGGCGAGCCGTCTTCATTGTTGGTTTGTTTGTCCAAGCTTGTCACGCGGTATGACTGCAGCAATGTATCTGCAATGGCCTTTGGTTCCATATCAAGCTCTGCCGCTAATTCTTGTACCGATGCTGTGCGACCTTCACGTCTTGCAATCTGCTCTGCAGCGCGATGCAACTTGACCAGTGTGTCATGGATGCCAAGCGGTAAGCGAATAATTGGGTCATATTGCACCAGTGCACGGCCGATGGCTTGGCGTATCCACCAATAGGCATAAGTGCTAAACTTATAGCCGCGTGTGTAATCAAACAACTCAACAGCACGCGCAAGGCCGATGTTGCCTTCTTGGATGAGGTCGATCATCTCTAGCGTCTGCCGCGTGCGTTTTTGATATTTACGCGCGACATGCACCACCAGCTGCAGGTTTGATTGCATGAACCTTTGCCGTGCGCGTTCACCACTGCGGAATTCACGGCGCTCTTGATTGCTTAATGGCCTTTCAAGATCCTTAAGTTCTTTCCATCTTGCGACGCGCCGACCAAGTTGTATCTCTTGCTGCGCAGTGAGAAGTGGATATTTAGCGATACTGTTGAGGTAATCGCCGACAACATCAGCCATGAGTAATCCGTTGGTTCATACTATGGAAGCACAATTCCATGGCGCCGCCAATGCTGCTGCGTTGCGTGCGTTACATGCGCAGCAGGATTGGTCTGGACTGCTGGAATATGCACTGTTGCTTGCGGAGCAAGAAGCTAGCCAGCGGTCGCAAATCCACTGGCTAGTGCAAGAGGCATCAGCTGCGCCACCGCCGGGTGTGCAGCAGTGGCATTTAGATCTAGCTGAGGAACTGCTTAGAGGCCGTGGTGGCTAGGTCTTGGTTGTAGTGGCCAGTCACTGCATAACTGGTGCCAGGCTCTTTGCTCATCCGCCACCACACCATCTGGCCGATCTTCAGGCCAGGCCACAGCGGCAATGGCAGCAGCTGGCGTGAGTTCTTCAATTCCAGCGTGAGCACACTGCCATGCCAGCCGGGATCGGCATAACCGGCGTGGAGGTTTTCATAGCCTTCGCGTGCGCGGCTGGATTTAAGGAAAAACAAGCCGGCGATATCCTCCGGCATGTTGAACACCTCAATGGTCTGCGCAAGGATGAACTGCCCTGGCTTGAGCAAATAAGGGTTGTCTGCAGTGTTGCCCGCAATACTGAGCGGCCGCATGTCTAAGTCTTCGGCCGACTCAACCATGATCGTGTCACCAAGCCGTAGGTCAAGGCTGGCGGGATTGATCAATGCTGGGTCGTAATTTTCGACCATGTTGCGCTCAGTGATCAGCGCTTGGATTTCAGTGTCGCAGAGAATGGTCATGTCTGTTAAGATTGCTGGGAACCGCTTTCCGCGTTTCGCGTTCCAGGCGCTGCCTGTCCCTGGGTAATCAATGAACCATCGGTGCGTGAGCCATGGTTGACAGGCACCTTTTAGCTGATCGGACTACTGGGCTTCGAGTTCGGTGGCGATGGCGAGTAACTCGTCTGCGTCGCACTCCCATACGTCGTTGCCATGGTGCACTTGCGTATGGGCTACAGCAGCACGCAGGGCGGCGGCAAGACAGTCCGGTCCTGTGTGGCTTGAGCGGAAGGCATCGAGCACTGCTTGAGTAGCGGGTGAAAGTTCAGGCATAGAAGTGATGTTGACTAATCGGGCAGGGATTCAAGAGCGCGGCGGATAACGGAAAGATTGACTATTTCTTGCCCGCTTTCATCGTGAGTTTGAATGCGATCTAGCTCGTCCAACGCCTGCTCCTTCAAGCTCGGGGGATTGGGGCGGCGGGCGGCGCGGAGCTCAGCCA